CGGGTCTCTCCTCGATTTTAGATCTCCTGGATCCTATACTTTCATAGTGTCAACTAGGGTCTTTCGATTTTCCTAATTATTTTCAGCTATACTTGATTTTTCTTTTCTCGTAAAGCTAAAACTTCTTGAACTGCTGCTTGATGGTTTGGATGGTTTTTATCCCAATAAGCCGAATCAGTTTGCGTCAGTTCTCCAATTTGTTTTTCAATCTGGTTTGGTGTCAGATAAGTTGGTCCAGATGCTTGAACTATACTATCTTCCCCCATTTTATTTGCTAATTCTGCAAATGCTTTAATCATAACTGGATGATCTCCCAGTTTAGTTCCATCAGCTAAATTAGCATCTAAAAGTTCTGTAGCACCAACTGATTTTGCTAATGTTGCTGCTTGTGAAACCTTTTGATCGAATGCTTGACCCCACTCTTGTTTAAGTTCTTTAGTGCTAGTTTCTCTAGCAGCAAGAGCTTTATTGTCAGCATCTTGTAAAGATTTAGCTGTTATATCATTATAAAATTTAACCATACCTTGAGCTTGTCCAGGAAGTAATCCTAGCTTATGAGCTTGGCTTGAAAATTCTTTTAATGATGCCTCATCCACTTGTTTATCTTGTGGTAAGTCAAATTTATATCCATCCGCAGTTTTTGGTCTGCCTAGTTTTTCATAAACTGCATTCCAATCATCTTCCGTTGCGTATTTGTTTGGAACTGGAATTTTATCCGATCCAACCATTTTTTGTGCATGGACATAAGATTTTGCTAAACCTTCTATATCTTTAATATTTTCTAAAGATTTATCAGATTTTATTTCATCAGAAAGACTTGCTTTCCAATCTGTCGTTGCTTGTGGAGTTTCTGTTTTAGGGTCTCCAGACAGTACCGATGGTTGTTCAACTGGTACTGCTACCTCTTGATTTTCGCTTGACATTTTTATTCTCCTTTTTTGTTAAGCATATTTTTAATAAACAAGACTACTGATCTTGTTCCTTCTAAAAATGCACCTTCATGGCTATCTCCTTTAACATGAGTAGTTGCGTGAAAGCTGCATCTCTTTTCCAAATCTTCCATAACTTTTTTACCATGGTCAGATTCAAAAACTTGTTTGTAAGCAATAATTAATTGCTTTAAATCATCTTTATTCATTGGCTACCTTTAGAGCTGGTGCTACTTTACCCGCAGCTTCAGCAACTTGCTGAGCTTGTTGTAATTGCATTTGCTCCATTTCGGCAGCTTGTTTCTGTTGTTGAATTTGTTGAACTTCTCCTTTTGATCTCATAATTTTAGCTGGTAATCCTAAAACATCTGTAACATGACTAACTAAACCATCTATGTCTATGTAATCAAATACTGGTGCAATATTTTGCATTGAGCCAAATATTTCTATACCTCTCATAATAGATGAAAGTTCTTGTGTCTTTTGAGCTTTGGCTAACGGAGATACATATTCAATTTCAATATCCTGGTCGCCTAACATTTCTGGCGGCTGTGGAAATTTACCATTTTTAAATAATAAATTAAAACTTCTTGTAATTAAAGGCTGCAACAATTCAGATTGTAATCTACCTAGAACTGGACCCAGTAATCTCATCTTCTCTTCAGTTCTCTGCATAACCTCTGTTGCTGTCATGTTTTGACCCTGGACAGTCATTAATTGATCTACAAAAAAGTTTTCTCTAATTGCTTTTCTTCTTTGCTCTTCCATTTGTAAACCAACAGGATTATTAGATCCAATTTGTAATGGTTCAATTCTTTCTCTGGTTCCAGCTCTATAGAAATTTAATCCACCAGGTACTGTTCTAATGGGTAAAATAAAACCATCATCAGGAACCATTAAAGGTGGGTCGATTTGTTTTTGAGCTGCTTTAATTGAAACTTTAGACATTGTATTTAACATCTTAGTATCTGGTAAAGCATTCATCGCTGGAGATCTTCCATAAATCTCATTGGAAGAAGTTTTTAAATAACGAGGCACTACATAAGGAAATTCTTTAAAACCACTTTCTTTTAATAAAGTTCCTGTCTTTTCGTGAACATGACAAGATACCCAATCCATATTTTTACTATTGTCATAACCCATCTTAACTTCGTTAGGATAAACTGAGTGTAAAATTACAGCATCTTCGTGGGGAGCTTTTTCTATATCCGCTATTATTGCTCTTGGCAATTCTGCATCTGGATACATTGAAGGAATATTTTTATTTTGAATATTAAATCTTCTTGTTAAGCTATCTACTAATCCTTTTTCATTTTCAGTAATAAATATTTCTGAAATATGAATTGTTTTAAATCTTAAATCATCCTTAACATCATCTGTAATAAACATTGCAGATGTACCAAACGCTAAAAGCTCATGGTATAATTCAAAAATTTCTTGCTGAAAATTAGATCTTGAAAATGCTTGCTGCATAATTTTACCACAGCTCTCTAACCATTCTCTTGCTGTATCATCTTCATTCGTTGCATCGTTTCTAAATTTTAAAATAAACCACGGAGAAATAGTATTAGTCAACATACCATTTAAACTAGCGGATAATAATTCTAATGCGTGAGTGGCTGTACCATCATAAACCTGGTCATGCCTTTTATCTCCCTTAGTATGCTTCATGGTAATATTTGCTTTTCTTGGTAAGAAATAATCTGCAATATCTTGCCAATGATCTTCCCATGTAACTCTTTTTGCTTTGAGAGTTTTATATCTCTCAATAATCATTTTTGCTTTTGGTTCTATTGCCATCTATCCTCCGAGTAATGATTTCTTGCTTGTTGTTAATGCGTTATCGCCTAAACCTTTTGCACCCGTTAATATTGTGCTGGTTCTACCTTTGCCTTTTAACATTCCACTTGTATCTGTTGATGATACTTGTGATACTTCAGCTTTTGTTGGAGCTGGTGTATAAACTGGTGCTGGTGGCGGTGGCGGTGGTGCTGGTCTTGAAAATCCTCCCATATTATTCTCCTAATAAAGTTTTCTTTGTTGAATATTCATCATCATCTAAACCTTTAGCTGTGGTTAGAATAGTTGCAGATCTACCTACTCTACCAGCTCTAATCTTATCTCTTTTTGCTTTAGCAGCTTCAGCTCTATCCGTATCCTCATAACTCGGTGGCGTTGGTAAAGGCTGAACTGGTGGTATTGGTGGCATTGCTGGTATCTTTGGTTTTAAAAATCCCATAGTTATTCTCCGTGTATTGTATAATCATTGACGGCTAATTTCTGAGCCGCAATTTTGTTTTTTGGTAATTCAGTAATTCCTAAAGCTAAATATCTCATAGCATCGCAAGGATGAGAACTCCAATCTTTTTGAGGTTTATTACTAAACATTTTCATTTTTTCATTGTACTTTCTATGATGGTGTCTTAACGCATCTATTAATGGTTTTGTGTTTTCTATATCAAACCAACACTTAGGTAAAACCATTTTTAAATTGTGGATCCCATCCTCCAGGTTTATTTTAGGTAAAACCTTAAACCTTAATCCTAACTGGTAAGCCACTTCTCTTCTGCTCTTACCACTTGAAAATTCTGTAACTTCCAAATCATGTGGTGCAAAATGATCTCCGTAGTAATAATCTTTATCCTTTACCAACTGGACATAATGCGGCAACCCTTCTCGGTTATTTTCATAATAATCAATAACCAAAATCTGGTTCCCTAACTGCTGGAAAAATATTATTGATGTACTATCATCAACTCCTAAATCCCAAGCTGTATGAACCAATAAAGCTGGATCGTATGCAAGTCTTGTTAATTGTTTTTTTTCTTCAAGTGATCTTATAATATCTCCATATATTGCTCCCTCGATATTTGCAATCCAATCACACTCAAATTCTTGTTTATACTTTGCATCTCCCATTTGAGCTTTTGCCGCATCTAGCTCTTCCTGGTCGATAATTTTTGTCTCGCTTGCTTTAGCCGTGTAAGCGTACCACTTATCATCTGATAAAGCGTGCTGGTATAAATCATAAAATATATTTGTCATACCCGCTGGGGTTCCTATAAAATAACAAAACCCCTTTCTATCAGATAACGCTGGTCTAATAATTTCGTTCCATAACCTTGGATCTATTTGAGCAACCTCGTCTATACAAACTCCGTCAAGGAATAATCCCCTTAGTGAATCTGGCTGTTCAGAAGATAACAAGGTTATTCTGCTGCCATTCGGCATATCGCATCTTAACTCTGTTTCATTAAACTTAACCCCTGGTATTCCTCCAGCAAACATTTTCATATAATCCCAGGCTATACTCTTTGCTTGTTTATAAGTTGGTGCAATATAAGCAAACCTAGGGTTTTTCATTTTATGGGTAAGTGCAGCTCTAATTAAATGATTAATTATAGCCACGCTTTTTCCGAACCTTCTATGACAGGAGAGTACAGCAAACCTATACTTATCCAGGTTCTGATGTAACTCCGCCTGGAGTGGTCTCGGTGTATAGGGTATTTGTACTTTCATTTTATAAAACTGCCAAAATTACTATTAAAGCTGCAACACCGATCACAACTTTTTTATGATCTCTCCAATAATGTTTAGCTTCATGTATAAGTAAATTAATATCCATCATCCCTCCTTAGTGAATTGTTGGTAAATCAAATAATTCTTTAACCGACTTATATTCAATACCGCTGTTCTTCATAAGTTTTCTACAAAATTTATTAGCATGATTTTGATTTTCAAATCCGTTTAAGTGAATTATCAACCCCCCTGTATCTTCTGCGTGAAAAACCATGGCGGTTATTAATCTATCTGTGTATTTATCTTTTTCATTCATATTAAAGTCTGTGTGTGTGTTTGTGTCTTGAAGTCCCAATATATATATTTATAAAAACTGCGGGTGGATTTTCGGGTATACCCCACCTTTGTTCTC